GTACCTTGTAACCCCAAAACCAATGAAACAATAGTTCCATTTAATAATGCAGTTTGTAATGCTTGTTGTCCTGTGGTATCTGCACTAACATTCCATGTTCCATCAAAACTTCCACTCCATGATTTTATTCCTTGAATCTGTTCTTTCCAACCATTTGATTGAAAGTTTGTAACATCTTTTGTATCTCCGCTTAAATCCACTTTCCATCCAGAAAACTGTGTTACTACAACTGAACCAATTTTAACCGAACCTGCTTTTCCTGTGATTGCCATTATAATATTCCTCCCCTAATTTAGTATATTAAATTTCATTGACTTATGATGTAATCTTTCTTCCATCATATCTGATGTTTGACCTTGAATAAACTGTGGAAATAATAGTGCTTCTATCCTTGTTTCTATTGCTATACTCTCGGCTTCTGTTTCCGCCCAGATATTAACTACAAAATTACTCATCTTATCCTGCCCAGTAAAACTGTTTAGTGCATCCCGTGTGGAAGAAGAATAGGCTATAACTGGCAATGTTAAAAAATCATCTGGGAATGAAACTACAATTCCACCCTTTGCCAGTGCTAATAATGCGGAATCCCCTTTTAAAATACTACTCAATGTTTCATATCCTGTCAATGTCCTTCACCTATCTTCCCTTTTATAATCTGCGCAACTCTTAACGGATACTTGTCTTTCCAATTATTATATGCGGGTGTTAAATATGGTTTTCCTGCATGTGGCGGAATAGTAACCTTTCTGGCGAATATTCTTTGCCCCGTTGATTTATCTATCCAACTTAAAAACCTTCCATTCGTGGGAACTATAGTATGGGAACTTGATGTTCCGAACTCTACTGCACCTGCATACTCTACATTAGTTCCTATTCTGGCATACTCATTTTCCCCACTACCTCCAAACTCAACATGAATACTTCCTCTAAGTCTGTCGGTTAAAACTGGACAAGCTTCTTTTGCCTGTTTTTCCACTGCTTGTGCACACTCAACTAATGCAGTATGTGTGGCACTTTCTATAATGGCTTTAATTGCTTCTGTATTAAATGTTAATCCTTCTGCCATTTATCTCACCACTTCTTCGGTTATGAATTTAGTATAATTATCCACGAATACATCTGCATTAATTATCCTATGTTCTACTCCATTAATTCTTAAATGACTACTCAATATATTCACTGGCAAAATCTTTGATGTGGTGAATACCTTATAAGCATCCCCGCCTGTCCATCCGAAAATCCTTAAATCTTCATTTTTCCCATAAGGTTGTGCGGATGCTTTAAAGGTTTTTAAATTATCCGTATAAGTTAATAAATCTTCACCTATTGAATTGGTGCTTTTTGTTGGCTCTAAAATACTTACTATATCTTTTTGTATCATCTAAAATACCTTCATAAACTTGCGCTTATTTAATTTTCTTCTAAGTGTTGGAGGAATATCGGCTTCATACATACTTCTATACTCTCCGACAATTTCTGTATTTTTTCCTTCTGCTCCCCTTCTCACATCTGCCAATATTATTAAATCTTCCAGAACTGTCACTAACTCTGGTGGGAATGTATAAACGGAACTTATCATTTCATTATCAATATCATCACTTCCATCATCAATATTGTAATCATATGCTCCACCATTCTCAATTATAGTTGTTCCATTTTGACTAACTTGTGTATAATTATCCGAATTATTATTGTCAACCGTATAAGTATCCACCATGAAATCATTGTTGCAATACATACTTATATCTGATTCCGTTCTGGTAATCATCAAGGTTATCCATGCAATTCTCTTGGAATCTGTAACATCTACATCTAACAATATCATTAAATCTGCCAACGCTTGAATCTGCATTGCTGTGGAAGTCATAACTTATCACCTACCTTATAGGGTTAACTTCAAGTACATTTAATAAATGGTCTGCCACTGCTTTATTAGTGGTTTCATATTTTCCATCCATAAACTGAACTTCTACCTTTGCCTCTTCAAAATTTACAAATAAATACTTATTTTCTGATTCAAACTTAAATAACTCTTTTTCATCCTCTGGATTTACTTCCTGTTCAACGTTCTTCTTAACTGCCATGTGATTGTACCTCCTATTAGTTCATTGTCTCCACGCTTGTTTTTGTAGCACATACTATACTATCTATTGTTTGTGCGGTTACTGTCAATGTTGTTGTATCTCCTGCTAACCATGCTGTCGCACTTTCAGTAATTGCCACGGATGCTTGTCCTTGAACCAATGGTAATGTTGTAACTGGGATTGTCACTGTTCCTGCTGTCGATACTTTGGCTATTGATACTGTAACATTTCCATCATACCAAACTGCAATGTTCCCGTTGGAATCTTGAAGTGAAACTTGGACATATCTAATTGCACCTAATGAAGAATGTGGTGTAGTTAATGTGGCAGGAGTTAAAACAAATAGCATATCACCCTTCATAGTAGATTGTAATGATTGTAGGAATGAACCCAACTGTGCTTCTTTTCCACCTATACAAGCATTATTTAAATCGTTTATAGTTTTTTGTAACATTTATAAATACCTCCATATATTTTATTTTTTCTAAAAATAAAGGTGAGGATTCACCCCACCCTCATTGTATCATTTGATTAAACTAAGTTGATAAGTTTTGCACCACTATAACTATTTAAAAGTTTAATGGAGTTTTCAACAACTACATGTCCTTTTGAATAATCACCAGTTTTTGCTAAATCTTCATAGAACGCACTTCTTAATTCAGCAATTTGTACCATGTCCATATCGACTGTAAGAACAGAAGTTGTAGGCATGTAACGGTCAAGTACTAAGTTAATGACACCGAAATCTGTTTCAATCTTATTAACTATAATACCCATTGTATTTTCTCCACTTGTAGCCATATATCTTGTTGAAGTGGAAGTCTTTAATAGGTCATTAATTGCTCTCTTTGCATGTGCATTTACGAAAGTAAAGTACTCACCTTGAGAACCACTATTCCATATAGATTGTAATGAATCAAGAAAATCGTTCTCTTGTAGTTTACCTACGAAACCAGTTCTTGAACCATTTGATAAATCTATAACGTTTGTAGCATTAACCATATTTAAAAGACCATTCATCTGTCTTGGAGTTGCACCACTTTCAGCAGTTTTTGTACCTTGTAAGAAATACCATTCGCAATCTCTCTTAGTTTCTATTAATCTGTCTTGAACTTCGGCATTGAACTCATCACCAATACCTAAGATAGCTAAACTTCTTTCAGTACCAGAAACAGAAGTAACCTTTTCCATTATCTGGCATAGATTAGAAATCAAACCTCTTGTAGATTTAATTGAAGCCCCTGCTTCTGCACCTTCTAAGATTGTTCCTATTGATTGGTCAAGAGTTTTCTCTCTCCATGTTACTGAAATATCTTTGGCAGGAACGATTAATCCCCTTGAAGCAAGAATAGTATATAATGGCGTATCTGTTGGAGACACCAATGCTATTTCTGTAGCAAGGTCAATCACCTCACCGAGTAGATTCTGGTTTTGATTAACTATTGCACTTGACATAATTTTATCCTCCTAATTATC